GTATTAGTAGAGTAGCCCGATATGGTAGAAATCAAAAAGGTCAAGCGTTGTCAGTACAACAACGTAGGCGAAACGTATATGCTGCTTTTAGAAAACAAGCAGGACTTTCAGCAGGCTAATATATGAATATCTACCAACACACACAGCAAGTAATAGACACGGTTAAGGCTAAAACTAACCGTGTTTTGCTATTTTATTCCTGCGGCAAGGATAGTATTGCATTACTACACTGGTGCGCCCAAAACTTCGATGAAGTAGTATGCGTATTTATGTACTTTGTAAAAGACCTTGAACATATCAATAAATTCATAAACTTCTCAAAAAAGCAATACCCTAACATCTCATTTATACAGAGACCTCATTACGCCCTTACTTATATCAATAAATCAGGGTTATTCTGTACCCCTCAAAATACACGCATACTCAAACTATCAGATATTATACAATCAGTACGCCTCGAAACACAAATTGAGTACGTATTCTTAGGAATGAAACAGTCCGATAGTATGAATAGGCGTATAATGTTACGACAATACAAAATGCAATCCATTTCACCTACAAAACTCGTGTATCCTTTTTCTCTATGGAAAGACAAAGATGTATTGCGATACATCAGCAACAACCGATTACCAAAGCCTATCCAATATGGGAACAAGAAAAGCAACGGAATAACCTTTGACCTTGATGTATATCTATACCTACGTGAGCATTATCCTAATGACTTGCAGAAAATATTAGATGTTTACCCATTATCTGAGAAAATACTATTTGATTATGACCAAAAAAACAAAAACACCAAAGGAACTGTACAAGCAAAGTGAAACAATCACCATAAACCGTTCACAAATAAACTTTGCCCCTTTCAATCCTAAAAGGCATACCGACGAGCAAATAGCACAAATGCGTAAAAACATCAAAAATGTAGGATTTTTAGGAGGCATTATTTGGAATGAACAAACCTCAAACCTTGTAGATGGACACAAGCGAGTAATGTCCCTTGATGTTATACACAAGTACGATGGTACACCCGTAACTGACTACAAAATCAAAGTAGAAAAAGTGTCTTTTGACCTTAAAACAGAAAAGGAACAAAATATATTTCAAACACGCTCACGTACCGAACTTGACGAAGAACTAATGAGATCACTCATTCCCGATATTGATTACCTCAATGCAGGGCTTGATGATTATGACCTCAATCTATATGCGGTCGATTATTCTTCCTTTGAAGTACCCGACCTATCACAAGCTATAGAAGATACATACGCGCCCATAAAGCAAGAAAAAGACATCGAGCGAGAAATATCCAATGAAGAGAAAAAGCAGCAAGTCAAAGAAGCAAAAGAAGCTATCAAACAACAAGCGATTGAAAAAGCCCAAAATTTAGATGCTTACGTAACGCTTTCCTTTGATAACTGGAAAAACAAACAAGCCTTTATGCTCCGTATGGGGTTTGACCCTGAATTTAAAATGATAAAAGGGGAAACACTATCGGCAAAGGTAGAACGCATAGACTAATAACATTTAATAACATTTGATATGAAACCACGTAAGAAGATAGATAATGAAAAATATACTGATGAGGAACTAAAACAAGCCCTTATCAAAGCCAACGGACAGCCTACTAAGGCAGCCGAAATACTTGGTGTTACCTATCCATCTGTATATGGGCGTATTCGTAAAAACCCAGAGTTGGAAATCGTCCAAAAAGCATATCGAGCGCGTACTTTTAATGATGTATCTAACTTGGTGTCTGTTATTGCTATTATGGGCGTTATCCGTGAACCTCTCACTGATGAAGAAGGTACAGTAATACCTAACCAATTCCGTGAAGTGCCAGTAGACTACAAAACACGAATGAGCGCAATGCAAACTGTACTATCCACTTTCAAAACCGATGAAGGTATAAAAGAGGAAGTCTCCGTACAAGGTTCTATCGACATCGCTCAGTGGCTCAAAAACAATAGTAAAAGTAATGATTAAAACACAACCTGTATATAATCCCCTATATCTGAATAAAGATAAGTTCATTATCATACTTTCAGGAGGTCGAGGCAGTGGCAAGTCGTACAACGCCTCTACCTTTTTGGAACGCTTATCTTTTGAAGCAGGGCATAAGATACTATTTAGCCGTTATACTATGGTATCAGCCCATAGTTCTATTATACCAGAATTTGAGGAAAAGATAGAAGCAGAGGGTACACAAGCGTATTTTAATATCACCAAAACAGCTATCAAAAACACCTTTTCAGGTTCTGAAATCCTCTTTAAAGGAATTAAGACCAGTTCAGGTAACCAAACGGCTAACCTTAAATCATTACACGGTATTACCACTTTCGTAGGTGATGAAATGGAGGAATGGCTATCAGAAGAGGACTATGAGAAACTAATACTGTCAATCCGTCAGAAAGGCAAACAATTGCGGGTTATTCTCATTCTGAACCCCTCCAATGCCGAGCATTTCATCTATAAAAAATACATTGAAAAAACGCATAAAATAGTAAATATTGACGGTGTAGAAGTGCAAATATCCACCCATCCCGATGTATTGCATATTCATACTACCTACTTTGATAATATAGAAAATCTTAATGAACAGTTTTTTAAACAGATTGACGAAATCAAAGCCCAAAGCCTCGCACAAGCTACTGATGAACAAGGCAATTTCTCTCAATCTATGTTCAACAAAACCAAATACGCACAAAAGATTATAGGTCGCTGGGCTGATGTATCCGAAGGGGTAATATTCACCGATTGGGAGATTGGAGAGTTCGACACCTCATTACCTTATGGATACGGACAAGATTACGGATTTAGCATTGACCCTGATACACTCATCAAAGTAGCCGTGGATAATCGTAGCAAAATCATTTACATAGACGAAAAGTACTATAATAACAAGCAATTATCCTCTGATGGGATTTACCAGCTTAATAGCACCCTAATCGACCACCCTGACGACCTTATCGTAGCCGATAGTGCCGAGCCTCGCCTGATTGCAGACCTAAGAGACAAAGGTCTAAATATTGAACCTTGTGAAAAGGGAGCGGGAAGCGTATCAGCAGGTATAACCACTATGCTTAATTATAAGTTAGTCGTAACCCCTGACAGCTTCAACGTAATGAAAGAGTTAAAAAATTACGCTTGGAATGACAAAAAAGCAGGTATACCCATAGATAACCACAACCACAGCATAGATGCTATTCGTTATATAACTATGAAGCTGCTAAGCGGTACAAATAACAACCTATATCAACTCGCCTCAATGATTTAAACTTATATCAATATGAACGAACAATCTATAACACAAGAAGATTTTAAACAAGGGGTAACTCCAATAGATATTTCGCAATTCCAACGACAATACGATGTTAAGAAGCACGAGATACTCACCAACAAACACCGCTATCCTGACCCCGAGATAATGATACCCCTCACTGATGAAGTAGGTAACCCCATCTTAGATAGCCAAGGCAAACCACGATTTGAAAAGCGTTACCGCTCCCTCAATCGTATAGGCTTGCCTTATCAAAAGCGCATTGTAGAGATAGCTACAATGTTCCAAACTGCTATACCTTACAAGTACACCGCTGAAGATAGTACTTTGTTTACAGCTTTTCAGGAGGTCATCAAGTCAAATAAAATGAACTTTTCAGACAGCAAGCTATGTACAGAAGTAAAGCGTTACACCCAAGTAGCTGAGTTGTGGTATCCAGAAGAAGAGCAAAACGAGCAATACGGCGTGCCTTCTAAATTCCTTTTGCGACACAAGGTGCTATCACCTGAAAAACACAAGCTATATCCACGCTTTGACGATAACGATAACCTAATATCATTTGGGATTGAAAGCACAAGTAAGGATGGTAAAAAAAATATATTCCAAGCCTTCACCGCTGAATTTATATATATTTTCACTACTGAAAACGGACAAACTACTACCGAAGTAAAACCAAACATCATTGGCAAAATACCTGTAGTGCTATACCAACAAGACAAGCCTGAATGGGATGCCGTACAACATCTTATTGAGATAGCCGAAGAACAGCGCACCTATTTTTCTGAAAGTAATAAGAAGTTTGGCGAACCTATTCTAATGATAGCAGGGCGTGTCGAAGGCAAAATGTCAGGTAATAATATGGGCGGTAAAGTATTCGAGGTCAAAGACGGAGGTAACGTGCAATTCGTTGTTCCTCCTAATGCTAATGAGAATTTCGATAGAGAAATGACAATGAATAGGCGTGATATACACGAATTTACCCACACTCCTGACTTATCCGATGAGTTCTACGCAGGCAAGGGTAATATGCTCTCAGGAGTAGGGCGCAAACTGGCTTGGTTACCCGCACATCTCAAGGTAAAGAACAATGAGGCTATATTCATACCCGCCCTACAAAGGCGTATCAATATCATTTTAGCATTCCTTTCAAAGATGTATTTACCCTTTGAAAAAGAACTAAAAGATATAGACATTATCCCTATCATTACCCCATTTGATATTGACGATGATACCGAAATGATACGTACCCTTATGGAAGCTAATGGTGGCAAGGCTCTTATATCGCAACGTGATAGTATGCAGCGTTTCGGTATCACCGACCCCGAAGCCCAATTACAGCAAATCAAAGACGAGGAAAATAGCAGTCTCAATGAAGTAAGTATCTAATGAACTATGATGATCAACATAGAAAGCACCTAATATCATACCTACAACAGATAGAACGATTGTTTTACCAGTTTGTAGGTACAGCCGTATTTATAGCCCTCAAAACCGACTATAAAGAACTCATCGCAAGTACATTATTTGCTTTTGCAAACACAAAGAAAGGTAAATCCTTTGAAAAGGAATTAGCTAATTTCAGCAACCAATTAGACCAAATCATAAAGCAAGGTATCACCAACGAATGGGCTTTTGCCAACATCAAGCAAGACAAATTACTAAGAGAAGGACTAACCAAATATCAGAACATAGAAGCCCTCGAAGCCTTCAAGGTGCGTAAGATTAAAGACTTTACCGTATCTGATCGTGTATGGGATATTGCTAAAAAAGCCCAAACCGAATTAGAACTTGCTTTATCTGTATCATTAGAAGAGGGTAAAAGCGCGGTACAGTTAAGCCGTGAGATACGCAACCTATTGAACAATCCTACCGCCCTATTTCATAGAGTTAGGGACAAATATGGTAACCTTGTACTAAGTAAGAACGCCCAAAACTATCACCCTGGACAAGGAGTGTATAGAAGTGCCTACAAAAACGCTTTGCGACTTGCAAGTAATGAGATTAATGTAGCCTATAAGTCCGCTGATTGGTTACGGATACAGCAAAACCCTGATGTAGTAGGCTTTGAAGTACGCCTATCCCCACAGCACAAAGTCTATGATATGTGCGATGAACTCAAAGGCAAATACCCCAAAACATTCCACTTTCACGGCTGGCACGTAGGCTGCAAGTGCCATATAGTGAGTATTCTCAAAACACCCGATGAACTCATCAAGGAATTAAAAGCTGATGAAGAATTACCCCCCGAAAGTTCATCTAATTATGTAGGTGATGTACCGAGTAATTATAAGCAATGGGTAACAGATAACAAAGATAGGTTTAAGAATTGGAAAACAAAGCCTTATTTTATTGAGGCTAACAAAGGTGTTATAGCGCCAACAATGAATGATGATATTATTCTAAAGAGCAGATATAATAACATTACATTTTCAGAAAAATATAAAGGTAAGAGAGGCGGAATTGTAGAAGTGTTTAATAATGGTAAACAGAGAAAACAAGAGTACAATAAAAATCTAAATGCACTAAAAATACTCGCTGATACGGGAGAAAGATATAGAATGCTTCCTATTATAGAAGATGGAAATAAAAACCCAGATGCATTTAACCTAAAAACTAAAAAATATACTGATATAAAAATTGCAGAAAGCACTAATGCTAAAAACATCATTCAAAGCGCAATGAAAGAAGCGAGTAAACAAAAAGCAAGTGAGGTTATAATACATCTACCTATAAAGCCTGATAGTTATAAACAAATGTATAGGTCGTTAAGAAGTAAACTCAATGAAGGACATTATCAATCATTAGAAATTTTAACAGTTATATACCCTAATAATCAAGTAAAAATATACAACCTTAACAGAATAAGAGAGTATATAAAAAAGACACCTCAAATATAATTGCGCATTATATTTGAGGTGCTGGGGGTGCGGTCTATAGTGGCACGAAGCCACGTACCTCACCTTGTAAAGTTCATAAATACCCTTTACAACACCGCAAAGATACAACAATATTTTTAAATAGCAAAAAAAATATGAAAATAAATAACATCGACATACAAACCACTTACCGCACTTACTTGTTAGATAGCAATTACAAGGACATTCTTTGCTTTCCTTCTCTCAAAAAACTATCTTCCAATGATTGGGCTGAGTATTATGGCAAAGAGTACGACACCGATAGTCCTAAACTCGATACCATTCAGATCACTTTATCATTTTTTAGTGAAGCAAACCAGTACGAACCATTCATCAACTTTCTTACTGCTCAAACTTACAATACATTCCACTTTGAAGAACTCAATAAAACATTTCAACTTCGATTAGTATCAGTAAAAAAAGCTAAAAAAGAACAAACATACATCAGCTATGATGTTACTTTTGCTTCCGATTTTCCTTTGCAAGGCTATACATATACCGCCCCCAATGCTACACTACCCACTTCAGGCTTCACTATAGACGGCATAGATGTATCGAAATACGGCATTTACCTACTTGAAGAAAACCAAAATACGCTCCTAAAAGATTACGAGGTAAAAGAACACCTCACTATCAATAGTACAGCCATTAGTGGCGTACAATATGCAGAGCATTCTAACGTATTTAAAGAACGCACCCTTGAACTACATTGCTACATTTCTCAACCCATTAGCACCTTTTGGCAACTATACGAAGCCTTGTTGTACAATCTCACCAAACAAGGCGAACGAGTGATAAAATACACTACACTCCAACCCCAAAATGCTATCTACCAAAAAGCAAGTGTTAAGAACGTTTTTCTTATCCAAAGCACCCTAAAAGTAGAATTTACCATCACTTTTGTACTTACCTAACATCACTTCAAATATTTACTAATTTTTTACTAAAACACTATAGCAGTGCAAAGGAAAGTCTCTCTTACCTTTGCACTGTATTATTATTGCACCAATGAAACTCAATTTTAACGCTACATATATAGAAATACTCCCTACTGATGAGAGTTATCGTTATCGCTCTATAATGGGCGAACATACGCTTACCTTATACTTTTCGTTATCCACCTATACCGACATTCCAACTGGTGCGTGGTGCGAGTTTGCTAATGAGCGTTATACTCTTAACCAACCTGCTAAAATCGTAAAACATAACACACGAAACTTTGAGTATACCCTCACTATGGACAGCGAGGGCGCAAACCTCAAAAACTACAAATTTCGCAACCCCAACGATAAAACCCTAAAATTCCCTTTCACCGCCTCGCCTCGCTACCACGTGCAAATCCTTGTCGATTGCCTCAATATGATAGATAGCGGGTGGCAAGTAGGTAATTGTATAGAAGCCTCTGAAAAACTCGTTTCTTACAATCATAACAACTGCCTCGAAGCATTGGAAATGATAGCCAAAGCCTTTGAAACCGAATACGAAATTATAGGCAAAACCATTCATTTGCATAAGGTAGAGTACTTTAAAAACAATCCTCTACCACTTCAATACGGCAAGGGAAAAGGCTTTAAGACCGGTGTAAGTCGCACTACCGAACAAAGTCGTATTACTCGCTTATATGTACAAGGAGGCGACCGTAATATCGACCGCTCTAAATACGGCAATAAAGAATTGTTACTACCTAAATCACAAGAATACACTTATGAAGGGGTAACATTCGTTTCAGATGACAAAGGGCTATCGATAACAATCAAGAACGCCCAAAATAACGGATTTGTAAATGAGCAAAGCCTCGACCTCTCACACATATACCCCAAACGCAAAGGTACGGTATCAGGTTTTTTTGCAGTAGATATAGATAAACACTTCTACGATATATTTGACGATTCCATACCACAAGCCCTCGATTTCAATGCAATGCAAATCAAAGGCGAAAAAATGCTTATCTACTTTGAAAGCGGTATGCTATCAGGGCGCGAGTTTGAAGTGTCCAACTATAACCACGCCGAAAAACGATTCCAACTTGTTCCTAAAGAAGAAGACGGTGTTACTATGCCCAACGATATATTCCGCCCCAATATAGGCGACGAATATTCTGTTTACAATATGCAAATGCCTAACGCATACATCAGCGACAACGCTGCAAAATCAGGTGCAAGCTGGGAGATGATGAAAGAAGCGTGCAAATACCTATACGAAAACCGCACCGACCTCTTTACATTTACTGGTGATTTAGATGGTATATGGGCTAAAAAGAACTGGGCTAATGTAGGAGGTCGCCTCAAAATGGGTGCTTATATTAACTTTTCAGACACTGAATTTCAGCGCACCCCCGTGCCTATTCGCATTGTAGGACTAAAAGAGTATGTAAATAACCCCTACAGCCCACAAATAGAGCTATCCAACAAAGTACAAGGACACTCTTTTGCCTCCGAAATGCGCAAACTCCAAAATCAAGAAGTATATTTTGGAGAACTCAACAAGCGCACACAATCATTAACCAAAAGAAGCTGGCGTGATGCTCAAGAAACTATCAAGCAAATAGAAGCAGCCTTTCCTGAGTATACCAAAAGCATCGTCCCTGCCACCGTACAAACAATGATGGCACTTATAGGCAACAAGTCCACCCAGTTCGATTTTGTAGTCTCAAAAACAAACCCTATAAAAGCACCTCACACACTCTATTTCGATAAAAACACCAAGCAAATCAATGCAGGTAGCGGCTGTCTCAAGCATTTCACCCTTGGTACTACTGATATAAATCCTAATCGTGATGCTAATAGCTATAAGTATTGGAATATTCCTGCTTTCGTATCAGGGCGTTTGGACGATAAAGCCAAAACCTACTACCTATATATTAAAGCAAGCAAAAACGATGAAACCGCTGAATTTATCCTATCCGAAAACAAAATAGATATAGAACAAGAAGCAGGATATTATCATTTCCTATACGCCACTGTCAATTCAGAGTATGAAGGAGATCGTGGTATTGCTAAACTCAATGGATTTACAGAAATCACTGGTGGACAAATCAAAACTGACAAAATAACATCAGGGAACGGACAGCAGTATATACATCTCTTTGATGACCACATAGAAATCAAAGCAAATCTTAAAATAACAGATGGTAATAAAACCGAGATAAAACAACTTGTAAGCCCTGATTTGCTTTCATTGGAGAATAGATTGAAGTCAAGCATTAGAAATATTCAGATTGGTGGACGTAACCTAATCACTGATAGTAAGAACGAGCGTTATAAAGAGTATAAAGGTACGGTAGAAGATTATATCTATTATGGTATAGTAGGAGGTACATTGGAAAAGAATACAACTTATACATTGTCTTTGGAATACAAAAGTGAAAATGTTAGAAGTATTGATTTGTTTTTTATAAACGATGGTATTACTCAAACACCTAATAAAAATATTCCAAATACTAATGGAGAATGGAAAAGGGAAACTTTTACATTTACTACCCAACCTAATTTAAGTCCAAAAGGCTCTATACGTATTGATAACAATGGGAGTGATACGGGTAATGTAACCTCTAAACTTTGGACACGAAATGTTAAACTTGAAAAAGGAAACATCGCAACAGATTGGACACCCGCCCCTGAGGATGTATGGGATACAATGGTAGATTTGGGTATCATTGACAAAAATGCAATGAACCTCACCGAAGCCGAAAAATCAAATGTTAAGTTTATCAATGGTATGTTTAGCAAAGGCGCTGACTACACTAATGGTACAGAAGTAGTAAAAAACACAATTACTACCGGCGCGCTAACTGTTGGTAATACGTTAGGAGGCAACGCTGGTATTAATGGGGCGGGACTTGATGGTAAATCTATTCGTTTCTTTGCTGGTGCTAACTATAGAGATAAAGAAAATGCCCCTTTTAGAGTCCAAGATGATGGAAGTGTGTACGCTTCAAAAGGACAAATAGGAAACTTTAAAATAGAAAGCGCAAGTGAAACTTCTTTAAAAGCAAACGGACTTACTATTGCATCTGAAGGTCTTATAAGGGCTATGGGTAGAGGAAAAGACAGCCGTACAACGCAAGTGCGAATAAATGACCCTGAAATTTTTAAAACAGTAGATAAATCAGCTATAGATGTATATACATCAGGATTTGGCGACACTACACATTCCGCAATGAAGTTAGAAAGTAGAGGAGGGCGAAAAAGCACTGCCCTTATATTAAAAGCGATATGGGGACAAGAAGAGTCCGTAGCACTTGATGTAGTAGAGGGAGATGTCAAAATAAATGGAAAAACAAACTTCTATGGTGAAATAAGAATGCATGGACAAAAAGGATATTCTAATACACACGAAATTAGCAATCACAGAATAACTATAGTCAATGGCATAATTACAAATATAGAATATACAGGATAATATTTATGAATTGCCAAGCAATCATAAAAGTCAAAAAAACTTTTATAAATCATTTATAAATTCAAATAATATGCAAATCATTCAAAAAACAACTCGAATTACAGCACAAGAAGAAGTGCAAGGAGTAACCGTTATGTACTCCTATGAATCTGAAAATGACAACAATCCTATTGCTGTAGCATTTTCAGCAACTCGTCAGCAAGATGGCGGTTATCCCTATTTACAAGGTACAGTTACTGCTAACGACTTCAATGTCCAAAACTCAAAATTCCAACCCTCAGACATTGAACTTTACAAACAAATTCAAGAAAGATGTACCGCTATCATCAACGGTACAGAAAAAATCGACAAAAGTAAAAATAAGTAGTAAAAAAGCTACTTATTTTAACAAAGCAATCTAAAATAATCAATATGAATAAATTAAAACGAAACTTAATAGGTAAGGACAAATTGCTGCATTCAAAGGTAGGCAATTGTATGTTAGTGCTTTTTTTTGCACTGTTTTTTAAATTTTGGAGCGTTGGCACTGCTTTTTTATTAGCATTAGCAGCTGTATTATTAGCGGGGCTTTCCAAAGAATTGTACGACAAATACATCAAGCGCACTTTCATTGATTGGTGGGATATAGTGGCGAGCCTTACGCCTTACCCTATTGTAAAACGTATAAACAAGAAATCTAATGGATAAGTTTATGAAGTGGCTACTCAAAGCCAAGATAAAAATAGCAATATGGGCAACGCCACTCATATTGCTCTTCTACTTTGATGATAAGATACAACTAAGAGATAGAGTGTATTACTTTTTTGTGGTATTCTTTAAGAGCATACCGCTACTGTTATTATATTCTTATTTCTCATCAGATGAGAGAAGTTTGTTGTTTTATATGGGTGTAGGTGTGGTACTGCTTATTGATATGTTAGTAGGTATGTGGTATCATTACACAATAGGGGATTTCAGCTTTGAAGAGTTGTTTAAAGATACGATAAAGAAAGTAGCTATAATTGCTTGTGTGTACATTTCACTTTTTATAACAAAAATACCATTGAGCGAATCGGAAGCTGGTAAAGTGTTTGTAAGTACCATTCAATTTATGACATTAATGTATCCAGTAAGTAGTATTTCTAAGAATGCCTTTGTTCTTTCGGATGGGAGATTCCCGCCTAAGTTCTTTATGAAAGCGTTGTATAACTATGAAAAGAGCGGTAAACTAAAACCTTTTTTTGAAAAAACGAGCAAAGGAGAAATGCCTGAAGAATTAGATAACAATAAAACAGATGAACAACAATGACACCGAAGGAATTTATAAAGCAATATAAGCCTTTTGCACTTGAGACGGAGCGCAAAACGGGTATTTCTCACCTCTTTATTTTGGCACAAGCCGCGTTGGAGAGTGGTTGGGGAAAAAGTGTGCCAGGGAATATGTTTTTTGGCGTAAAAGCAGGAAAGGACACGCCCGCTAACAAGAAGCAATTACTAACTACAACAGAGATATTAAGTAGCCCCAATTTAAAGCACTTGTTTCCGTTGGTTATATCGGTGAAGATGTTATCAAGTGGTAAATACAAGTACACCGTTAAGGATTGGTTCAGAAAGTACGACACGCCCGAAGAATGCTTTACCGACCACGCGCAATTCTTTTTCAAAAACAAACGATATGCTAAGGCATTGTTAGTAAGAAGTGACCCGTACAAGTTCGCTGAGGAGGTAGCCAAAGCGGGCTATGCTACTGCTCCTGATTATGCAAATAGTTTAAAGAAAATAATCAAAATGTTAGAAAGCTATGAATAGAATAATCATTGCATTATTAGCGTTCCTCACCTTGATAGGGTGCAGAACACGAAAAGAGGTAACCAATACCGAGCAACGCCAAGTCCAGAAAGAACGTATTATAAAGTACAAGGATAGTACGGTTCTTTTTCAGCACAACGCTCAAACCTTGCAACTCGATACACACGCCTCGCAAGAGTACGAGATAACAGTAGAGAGCGATAAGGATAGTGTGGGTAATAGCAAAGAGTTGATTTATTACCGTATTAGAGACGGCGATAATGAAACTATAAGGGTAAGAGGTGGAAAGGTGAAGATTACGACTAAAAGCAACCTATCCAATAGCCAAATAGTGGCGAATACTACCCTTGATAATATAACTAAGGCTAACACTTATTTTATAGCGCAAAGGCATTTAGAAACGGCTTTTTCTCATAAAACAAAAAACGTAAAAAGTTCCTATTTATACCTTATGGCTGTTATCGTAATACTATTGATAGCCTTTTACTTTATACGAAACAAACTTAAACGCTTTTTGAAGTGAATATATTCTTAGTTCAACACCGAAAACGCCTCTTTATAGGGGCGTTTTTGTATTACTAAATAATTACTAATTTTTTACTAATACACAAATATACAACCTCCAATCCCCCTCCGTACCTTTGCAAAAACAAAAACATTGTACATCTATGGTAGATAAATTATTACAATCACTCAAAACCAAGTATGCGCACTTGGGGTTGAAAGAATCCGTTCTAAAAGTTATCGCTACTCGTTTAGCGACAACGGTTAAGGACGACACAGAAATCGAAAACACTGTAAAAAGTGTAGAAGAGGAAGTTAAACTCTTGCAGTCCGTTGCCGATGAAGGGCGAACCAGCCTTTCCAAAGCTGAAGAAGCCCGCAAGAAATTAGAGAAAGAACTCGAAGAAATGAGGGCTAAATCTAATCCAAATCCTCAAAACCCACCTACTCCACCCACAGAACCAAAACCTGATGAAGTACCAGCGTGGGCAAAAAGCCTTGTGGAAGTTGTCAATAAACAAAATGAAACTATTGCAGCATTACAAGCTGAAAAGCAACAACAAAGTGCTAAAGAACGTTTCCTAAACCAACTCAAAACGCAGGGGGTATCAGAAACATTCTACAAACACCACTTAGGGCGTACTTTCAAAGACGATGAAGAAATGAACGCCTTTGTAAACGAACTAAAAGCTGATGAACAAGCATTTTTGCAAGCACAAACCAATGCAGGGCTTTCCTCACACTCAAGACCTATTATAGGGGGTGGATTGAAAGAAAATGAACCTTCCGCAGAAGTACAAGCATTATTTAAAAAACAATGAAACAGATAACTAAACAAACCGCAGGTAGGCAAATAGTTGTTTTTGACCAAGTATTAGCCACCCTCCCAGCTGGGGTACACATTAACGCTACTGAAGCTAAAAAACGCTTTACAGATGGCGTAGTACCCGCAGGTACGCTCCTTGTTCCTCATACTGACGGGACTTACAAACCAGTGAATGAAACTTTTTCAGACACTAACATTGCTACAGCCGTAGGACTTACAGCAGAAGACATTGCTATTGACGATTTTCCTATGGTAGCTGTAGTTTTATCGGGTACTGCCCGCACTGAGGCTTTGCCTGATAAAGAAAAAGCAGGTGTAGGATTTATGAAAAAAGTCCTTACTCGTATCACTTTTTATTAATCTTTAAAACAACAAACAAATGGCAAATACAATTAATGCTGTAAACATCGTGCCCGAATTTCGTGAAGCTGATTTGCAATTCGTGGTAAATAACAATCCGTTAGGCGACTTGCAGTATCGTAATTATTTCCCTTTGAAGTTCAACACAACCTTAGATTGGGCTTCTATTGAGAAAAATACCGATAACAAGGTTGCTGCTGAAATTGTGGCTATTGGCTCAAAATCTCCACGTAAAAGTCGTGATTTTGTAGAAAAAGTAAAAGGGGAAATCCCTAAAATTGAAGTAGCCCGTGATATGACTGAGCGCGATACTATCCGTTTGGATAATATCCGTGCAATTTCAAATCGTTATGGGGGTAAAGATTCAAGTGCTTACAAAGAACTTCTAAAATCTATTTATGAAGACCCTATCTTTTGTGTCAATGGGGTAAACGCTCGTTTGGAATTACTCGCTAAACAAGCCGTTTCTAAAGGAGAATATACACTTATGGCAGGTGCTAAAGTAAAATTTGGTGTGGGTACTGAAAACACTGCAAAAGATTGGTTTTTACCAGCCAATGCAGCTACATTTGACCCTATCGCTGACTTTAGAAAAGTACAAGAAGAAGCTGTTAAGAAAGGATTCCGTTATGCTTATGCTATTATGGATAGACCTACATTCTTCCAAATGGTAAAATCTACAAGTGTTGTAAAATTCACTGCTTCCTTTGCTCAAAACGCCCTTAGTGTGGCACAAGAGCCTACTTTAGCACAGCTTAATGAAACATTAAGAGCACACGGACTTCCTGAAGTGATAATTTGGGAAAGCTATGTAAGTGAAGAAGCTAAGTCAGGTGTTAAAACCACTACCAGCGGTTGGGAATTGGGTAACATTCATTTTACTGACAACACTCAAGTCGGTGAAACATATTACACCATAACACCTACATTTAGCCGTAAAGACGAAACTACTACTAAGGTAGTTTCCGATAGCTTTATTTTGGTGAGTACTTGGGCAGAGCAAGACCCTGAAATGCTTTCAACAAAGGCTACAGCTTTTGCTACTCCAGTGCTTAACAATGTTAGTCGTAAACTTATTTTGAAAACCAAATTAAGTTAACAATGACCGCACAAGCGTACATAGATGAAAAACTGAAACTATGGAACGTGGAATACCCTACCACCCTACTTGTTGCAGAAATGCAGCGAGTAGGATTGGGGCTTTCTGATGAGTTCAACGAGGAGAACGAACGAAAGACAAAATTGTTTTTCTACAATCTCATTCCTGAACTCTTATTGCGACCAGTGTCCTTTTCTGAAGGTGGATTATCTTTTTCTTATGACAAATCGGCTATTACTGCCTTTTACAATTTACTTTGTAAGCAGCTCGGTAGGGTGAATTTGTTGGAGGAAAAAGCCACTGTTAGAGATATTACTCACTTATTCTAAAATACTGCAAGGAAATGAAAATATACCCGTACCTATTGAAGGTGAAAGTATCACAAAACCCTACTATCAACGATGATGGTATACCTACCTATCCAAGCGACCCTATCGAGTGGCAAGAGATAGGCGTATGCCGTGATGAAATAGCAGGAGCGGGGCAAAAGATAAGCAAAGTAGACGGTCAAATATTTGAATGTACCGCTACTGTCTATGCTCCCAAAGATACACCAAAAATAGAAGCGGGTACTACCTTGCAAGTAGTAGATGTAGAGGGAAATATTCGCCTCGAAAAGCAAGTAATAAGATTTTCAAGAGATTATTTCCATTGCCGTATATTCGTATGATAACACCACAATTCAATTCCAACGATATAGAACGTATATTGCGTGAGAAAATAGAAAAGTATCACCAAAAAGTAATACGTATATTGAAGTATGTAG